ACTAAGTCAAAGGTTCGGGTGTCCTACAACACGCCTACTCCTTCTTTAAAAGCACTCCCATTTGTTTTCGGAGCCGCGGAACTCTGCCCGCCTCACCACGAAGTACGCCGCACGGAGGCCATATCCCTAGTCTAATATCTCAGTTACTGCCGTTGGTACCCGGAGGTCCTGGCAACCCGGAGGTCAAGAATTCAACACGGTCTGCCTCGGCTACCCTGGCGCCATTACAGCCCAGGACCGGTCGCTTTCCCAGCCCTACTAACGACCCCGCTAATACTTCGTGTCCGCTTTTGACTTAGGCTCAACCGAGCCGACGTCTACCTCCTCCGATATTGCTTCCTCATAAGAGGGTAACAGGCCACGCACAGGGCACATGACGGGAAACCCCCTTTCTTTTTTCAAGATCCTCCGATTGAAAAGTTTGGCGCTAAGCAAAGCACGTGTGACGACACCGGCGGACGAGCCCCAAAGAAGGGCTCGGAAGCAAGGCTCGTCATGACGCAATGCTGAGATAGCTAGTTTCAACCTCAACTCGGATTTACTTTTTTCTGATTCAACAAAACTTGTACTCCACTTCCACGCGGCTAATTCTAATAAGTTGACCTCCTTGTCCTCTGCGGAAAGAGAAGAGGGATCTTCAAAGGAGCACCCAGAGGCCTCCAAAGAAAGTCCATTCTCAATGCGAAGACTAGGAACTGGTTGATGAGTCAGATTAGTACTCAGACCAAACTTCTTCGTCGCTCGGTACGCAAGAGGGCCTCTAAAGCCCAAGTCAAACGTCGTAAGCCCAAGCGGGCGAATTTTTCCTATGTTCCAGCTAAACCAGGCCATTGCCGCCCTGAAGCGGTAATTACCTTTCAAACCCCTAATAAAATCATCAAAACCCCGCGCTAGAGAATCGAGCGATTCTGACTCCCGTAACATACCCATCCGGACAGTAGGTACGACAACATACTTACGTCCCCTCCTCACGCAGAGCGTGGAATTAAGGGACCCGTAATGGGCAGAAACAGAAGTCTTACTTCGCTCGACCTCCAACGACAATGAACATACTGTGGACATCCAGTGCGCACCGAAGTGCGGACCAGAACGAAACAAAATGTCATCGCCGTTGATCAGACAGGGAAACTCCGAACAATCGATTCCGACAGAATAGCCACTCCAAAGGAATGCTAAACGATTCTGTATACACAGAAGCGGAAAAGAAAGTAAAGACCCCATCATCTGACCACGCGTCGGCTTGAAATCATCAATCATTAGTTCTAGGTTGAATAACATCGGACGAAGGATATCCATCGCGTAACTCTTGATCGACCCCGGCACAGAGACCGTGGTCGAGAGTAACTCACGAAGGATAGTCTCCGCAACCTCAATGGAGAGGTTGTCGGTAGCACTCTTATAATCGCCCGAAAACAACAGTTCACCCTCGACAAAAGAAAAACCAGCACTCCTAAGTCCATCGCTTGTAAAATCACCTCGGTTGAGCCAAGAAAAGCCCGACAGCCTATCATAAATGGCCTTATGCAAAGGCTTCAAATGAAGGGCGTCGGCAGAAAACTTGCTCAATGGGCGAGGCTTGCCAGCAGACTGGACGACGGTTAAATAGGAACGAGTAGAAAGTTTTCGATCCACACCATTCAAACAGGCATCAATAAAGGCCGATTGACGGAACGGGCGCGAGCCCGAAGTCGATGTGCAAGCCTTAACTTTGCCGTTGGAAGTAAAGCCGTGAACGCCGCCCCAAGAACGGGGCGTTTCTTCACAACCAGAAATGGGTGGATCAACGCTGAGAACGTCACGCTCGTAATGTGAATCCCAACCAAAGGGAAACATCTCACGAGTGACTCGTTTAACAAAAGAAAGATAGCCAGGTGGAAGAGAAGGTGGTGCAGATTTGAAATGGTTGGCAACGGAATAGACCAAAGGAGCTTCCATACACCGGCATGAAGCCGGCTGTAGCTTCTTAATCGAATTCCACGCGAACGTGGCTTGCTGGTCCTCAACAGGACACGCAGACAAGTACGCCTTGACTTCCTTCGAAAGATCCATGCACGTATCCGAGACAGGCTCGAATCTCGGTGCTTTCACTTCGTGAAGGTAACCCCAAGTAGCTGAAGCCTTCCTAATCGTATCTACGAGACGGAGGCGGTAGGCTCGACAAGAGCGTCGAGTAGCGTTACGTTCTGAAAAAGTCATCGTAAAACCACAAGGTAGATGATCGAGTAAGAGAACGCTTAAGGTCGATAGAGACCCCGC